AATTCACGGCAGAGAGTTCCGCTTGATCAATGATGATCAGGTAGAGGCCGTTGTTGAAGATCCCCGTGGGTATACCCGCGCTTAAAGGAGCAGAAAATGCCTGAAGCTTTTAAATTTCCAGATGAACTGGACAAAAATACACCTCTAGATATCGAAGTTCAGACTGAAGAGGATGATATTGACCTTGAAGTAGTAGACGACACGCCACAAGAAGATCGTGGTCGTAAGCCTCTTGACCGTGAAATTTCAGACCCGACGGATGAAGAAGTCGCTGAATACAGCGAAAAAGTTCAGAAACGGATGAAGGAACTTACGCATGCAAGGCATGATGAACGCCGAGCAAAAGAAAGTGCGTTAAGAGAAAGAGAAGAAGCGTCGAGAATTGCCGCTCAGTTACTTGAAGAAAACCGCAAGTTAAGAGACCAATTTAACGCAGGGGCCGCATCATATACCCAAGTTGTGCAGTCTCAAGCGGAAGTAGAGCTTCAAATGGCGCGGCAGAAACTACGTGCTGCCCAGGAGTCTTACGATAACGAGCAGATTATTGCAGCGCAAGAAGAGTTAGCAGCAGCAAAGTTTAAAGCCGAGGCGGCAAAACATTACCGCCCACCGACTTTACAACAGCCTGAAAAAGATGTATATGTAACACCTACGCAGCAACAACCCGAAGTAAAGCTTGGGGATAATGACCTGAAATGGCAGGCACAGAATCCTTGGTTTGGTCGGGATGATGAGATGACCGCTCTCGCGTATGCTGTGCACAAGAAACTGGTCGAAAAAGGCTTTCCTGCGGGATCGTCTGAATATTACGAGCGGGTAGACGCTCGCATGCGTGAAGTGTTTCCCGATTTTTTCGGCGAGACAAAGAAGGAAACGAGAGAAGTTAAACGCCCGGCAACCGTTGTTGCTGCCCCTACTCGTACTGCAGGTAAGAAAACCGTAGTTACGTTGACAAAATCGCAGGAAGCGATTGCTCGACGGCTTGGCCTTACCAATAAACAGTATGCTACTGAAGTTCTTAAACTTAACTCGGAGTCCTAATTATGTCTGAAAGAATTAGTCGTGACGGTACGCAAGAGCGCACCCCCAGAAACCTTCAAACACGTGAGAGTTCTGCTCGCAGCATGGAATACACGCCGCCGAGCACTCTTCCTGATCCCACACCGCAACCGGGCTGGAATTTTCGGTGGATTGCAACGTCTTTGTTAAATCAAGCGCTGCCCCAGAATGTTTCTAGAAAAACCCGTGATGGGTGGGAACCGGTCAGAGCTTCTGACCACCCCGAGCTTATGCTCGCAGGCGATAAAAACGGCAATGTTGAGTTGGGTGGTTTAATGCTGTGCAAGATGCCCACGGAACGTGTGGAAGCTCGTACGCAGTTTTACCAACGACAAAACACAGCCCAAGTGGAGTCTGTTGACAACCACTTTATGCGTAACAATGACCCCCGTATGCCTTTGTTTAGCGAAAAGAAATCCGCAACAACGAGGGGTGTGGGGTTTGGGAATGGAACTAAATAACCTTTTTAGGAGTTAAACATGGCTTACCCTACTGTAGACAAGCCTTATGGGCTTATCCCGATCAATCTGATCGGCGGTCAGGTGTTTGCTGGAGCTACCCGGAAGCGTCGTATTGCTAGTGGTTACAATACGAGCATCTTCTTTGGTGATCTGGTAAAGCTGACCACTGACGGAACGATTGTTCTTGCCAACGAAACTTCCACTGGGCCTTCTACGGGCTTTGCTGGCGTTTTCCTTGGCTGTAATTTCATCAACTCTTCTACCAAGCAGTTGCAGTTTCAACAGTTTTATCCGGCTAATACGGCTGCTCCTACGGGAACATTCATTGAGGCCATTATTGCTGATGATCCTGACACGCTGTTTAAGGTAGCTGTGGTATCCGGCACAACCGTTGTTACCGGTGTTCAGTACAGTGCTATTGGCGAAAACGCTGATCTTGTACAAAACGCAGGTTCTACAACGACTGGTAATTCGGCTGTTGCTATTAACGCAACTACCGGAACTGCTAAGACCAAACCAATCCGCATCGTGGATGTTGTTCCTGACACTTCTTATGTCTCTAGTGGAAACGTGTTGTTCCCTGAGGTAATCGTCAAGATCAATGCTCCGTCTGTTGATGGCGACGGTACACCGGCTGGTGGTCACATGTACAACAACCCGCTGGGTATTGCTTAAGGAGCTAAATCATGGCTATTTCACGTGCACAACTACTTAAAGAACTCCTTCCTGGCCTGAACGCTTTGTTTGGTCTGGAGTACGCTCGCTACGGCGAAGAGTACAAGGAGATTTACGAGACCGAGACTTCTGAGCGCTCGTTTGAAGAGGAAACCAAACTGTCTGGCTTCTCCGCCGCCCCGGTGAAGAACGAAGGCAGCGCAATTGCCTACGATAACGCGCAGGAAGTCTTCACCGCTCGCTATACTCACGAGACCATTGCTCTTGGATTCTCGCTGACTGAAGAGGCTATTGAGGACAACCTCTATGACTCCCTGTCATCGCGCTATACCAAGTCTCTGGCCCGTGCCATGGCGTATACCAAAGAGGTTAAAGGTGCTGCCGTTCTTAACAACGGTTTTAGTGCTTCTTTCCCCGGCGGTGACGGTGTTGCTCTGTTCTCCACGGTTCACCCGCTGATATCTGGTGGTGTCAACAGCAACACCCCGGCAACTCCGGCTGACCTGAATGAGACTTCGCTTGAAAATGCAGTGATTCAAATTGCTGCATGGACAGACGAGCGTGGCCTGCTGATTGCCGCTAGGCCGCGTAAGCTGATCATTCCTTCGGCTCTACAGTTCGTGGCAACCCGCCTTCTTGAGACTGAACTCCGCGTCGGTACCGCTGACAACGACATCAACGCCATCAAGAACATGGGCGCAGTGCCAGAAGGTTACACCGTTAACCACTTCTTGACTGACACCAACGCTTGGTTCTTGACAACCGACGTGCCCAACGGCATGAAGCACTTTGTCCGCACCCCCTTGCAAAACAGCATGGACGGTGACTTCGACACTGGCAACGTGCGTTACAAGGCTCGCGAGCGTTACAGCTTCGGCTGGTCTGATCCCCTCGGTATGTGGGGCTCTTCAGGTTCGTCTTGATAGCGAAATAAAAAAGGGGGCTTCGGTCCCCTTTTTTTATTGTTTAAACACTTGTGTATGTTGTTTAAATCGGATATATTGCAACTAACTAGGTAACCTCCCGAAACGTCAGACTGGCCTAGCAGACGACATGCAGACGGGCGTTTCATAACTTGCATGTAAGGAAAAGACATGGCACGCACTACATTCCAAGGCCCAGTTCGTTCTTTGGGCGGCATCTATCAACAAGGTCCCGGCACTGTTGTTGACATCACTTCTAGCACCACTCTCGACCCCGTTGCACACGGTGGCCGCATTATTTCTGTTGGTGGCACATTGGCAGCAAACGTCACTTTGACTTTGCCTACCATCAACACCAGCGCAAACCCAGCTTCTTCAGGCCCCGGCCAAGACCCCAATACCGTCAACAACGAAGGTGTTGTTTACACGATCTGGGTTCCCACCACCATTGCCACAAGCTCTTTGAAGATCGGTACAACCTCTGGTTCTAGCGACTTGTTCATCGGCACTTTGTTGATGGTTGACACCGACTCGTCTGGCGCTACTGTGGGCTTCACCGCTAACGGTTCTTCTAACGACTTCATCAACTTGAACGGTGGCACCACCGGTGGTGTGGCTGGCAGCTTCGTGCAAATCGTTGCTGTTGCCGCTAACAAGTACGTTGTTACTGGCGTGTTGAACGGTACCGGCACTGTCGCTACCCCCTTCGCTGATTCCTAATTAGGAGGTCTTCATGACCATGCAAACCGACGTACTAAGTGCGACCCGTACGACTGACGGTACGTTGGTCGCGGGACCAGCACGTATCAAAGGCATCCTTTTAACCACCACCACTACAGCAGGCTCAATCGTGCTGAAGGATGGTGGTTCTTCTGGCACTGCCCGCATCACTATCAACACACCCGCTGTTGCTGAAATATTCAACTCTCTGCTACCCGCAGAAGGTGTTCGTTTCACAACTGATGTGTATTTAGATACTACTGACGTAGCTTCTGTTACGGTGTTTTATGGCTAAATCTCCAGCATGGCAACGCAAAGAAGGGAAGAACCCCAAAGGGGGGTTGAACGCCAAAGGTCGTGCCTCTGCCAAAAAGCAGGGCATGAACCTCAAGCCACCTCAACCCGAGGGTGGAAGCCGTCGCGACTCTTTCGGCGCCAGAATGACTGGGATGAAGAAGAAACTTACTTCGG